TGACCGTAGCAACAGCAATGTTGCTCTTGGTCGGTTGTAAGGACGTTAAGAAGATTGCTGACAAGAAAGACAGTCAGACAACAGAAGTAGCGCAGGTAGAAAAGGGAGCAGTCCAAACTTGGAGCATTGATAAGTACCCTAACTACTACACAGTAGATGGTAAGAGTGGTATCAATAAATCAGACTTTCCAGAAGCAGGTAAAATCCAGTATGGAGAGTTAGACAAGCTAGGACGTACCACAGAAGCTAAAGGCTCACTAACGTTTAAGAACGTAGAAGGCTCTTACGGAGTACGCCAGAAGTTTTCTAAGGACGCTGATCCAAGTGGTTGGGGTGTTCAGGATAAAGTGAAAATCCCTTACTCTAACGGTAAGCACTACAAAGGGTTCTTTTGGAATCGTAGCCATCTTATTGGAGACGCTTTGGGTGGAGACGCTATCCGTCAGAACGTGGTAACAGGAACACGAACTCAAAACGTGGGAGAGGACGCTAAAGGTGGTATGCGCTATAGCGAGATTAAGGCGCAGGAGTGGTTGGAAGCAAACCATGACGGAACGCTTTACTATGGCGCTAAACCAGTCTATGAGGGGAACGAGCTAGTACCACGGACTGTTATTGTTTCTATGCTATCGTCAGACGGTAAGATTGATGAAAAGGTTATCGTCTTTAATACTGCTAACGGTTTTGAAATCAACTACGCAGACGGAACTTTTAAGGAGATAAAATAGCATTTAATAGCTAGGAGAAAATCCTAGCTATTTTTTATTTTTCCTTAATCGTTTTTAAGGGCATTTTTAGCCAATATAAGCGATTTTAGAAAAAAGGTGCAGAAATAGACCTTGATATAGATAAAGTGCGAAAATGAGGACGAGAGAGGGTAAATAGAGGGCGATAGGGTATAAAGGAGTGTGGAGAGTGATAAAAAGGGTTGACTTTGATAAAAATAATCTCAGAAAGCAAAAAAGTCTTGACAATCTAACAGAAAAGAGTGTATAATATAAACATAAAAATAAAAAAGAGGTCTCATTATGAAACAAGATGAACATAACGAAAACAGAAGCAACAGCGTTGCAAAACTACAAGCAATCAAAGAAGTAACTAAACGAGTGATAGGTTTAGATGAAGATGAAACACACGGTCTGATTATCATTGAAGCGATTGACGAAGGAGATGGAATTACCTCAGAAAGTAGAATGTTACTAGAGGGGAGTGTAGCACAAGCACTACCTCTACTTAACGCCTTGCTTAAAACAGCGAGTGAGATAATTGACGAGCTTCCTGATGGGTACGTTGACTATATTAAGGAAAATCGTAAATTAGAAGTGCTTGGGCTTTTCTTACAAAGTGCAGAGGTAGGTTCAAAACTGATGAAGTGGACTGATATTGGAGAGGAGTAAAAGAGAAGAATGCGAAAAATCATAATGATTGCAATAAATATCATTGCATTGTTCTTGATGTCAAGTAGTGATGTGAAACAGATAGTTGTAGGGGTATCTATTATAATTTTCTGTTATTTGTTCCTTCTGCTTAATTACACGCTTCCTAATAGAAAATATAAAAACTATAGCGTGAAAAGAATTGAAGCGCCTATATTAAGTGCAAGAAAACAGTTTAAAGTCAAAAAGATTGCGACCTATAAAGTGAATGAAGGGGTTTTAACGGAAGAAAAATGGAGAGATTTAAGGCTTTTGTTAAACTCCTTTGCATTAGAGTTTCTACATAACAATTTTCCTGATGTTGAATGGGATAGTCAATTTTATTTAATGAAATATGATGGAAGGGTAGCAGGGGCATTCATAAGCATAGGGCTTTATAAAAATCTTATGTTTACAGAAAAACCTATATCGCCTATTTTGGTAAATGAATCTTTCCTGTATGCTGTAATCAAGTTTAACGATTTTGGAATTATTAAACCAGTAGTAGAGCATGAATTAGTACATTATGCACTTTGGAAACAGGGGAAGAAATTTGGAGATCATCAAGAAGATTTTGAAAACAAACTTTTGGAGCTGAATGTTCCATCAAACAACCCTGAAAATTCAAACGCTTACGGTTTTGGGATAGAACGTATTGAAACAGAGAATGGGATTGAGGACACATTATCTTTAGTTATACCACCTAGCAAATCGTTTGAAAAAGATTATAAGAACGTCCTAGAAAAGTATATAAATAAGTGTAACAGCAATGATGGATAGGGGGAGAATAAATCAAATATGACAAATTGGTTTGTACGGATAAACCACAGGAAAGACAATAAAGGGGAGTTTTACTCAGAACAAGTAGAACGTAAGCTATATTTTGACTATGCGACAAAACGTGATGTGCTTGATAGAGTGAAAAAAGACTACCCTGAGTATTTCTTTGATAAAGTACCACAGAGGACGGTAGATGGGGAGTTATTCTATGTCAATGTCTATGAATTAGATAGCCATTGGGAAGAATTTTGGATTGAAAAAATCCCTTGTCAGTATTGTGGAGAGAATCCAGTCAATAGGATTGACCTTAAAAATAATAACTATAGTGGCTATTATTTCTGTTGTTTGGAGCATGAGGAACAGTTCTATGAAAACCGATTGAGGGAAGATAACAGAACTTACCAAAATAGCAAAGTAGTTGGCTTTATTTACAAGATTACCCACAAACAAACAGGGAAAATATATATTGGAAAGACGGTCAACCACCCTATTTTTAGATGGTTTCAACACTTTAAAGCGCAGTCAGGTAGTTATTTTCATGAAGCAATGAAAGATAGCAAGATTACAGATTGGACGTATGAGGTTATAGATGTATTGGAAGAAGGTTCAGAAAATGATTTGCTAGACCTAGAAAGTAAATACATAGCTGAGTACAATGCAACGGATCGTGACTATGGATATAACACGAAAGATTAGAGAAGAAATATGGATATAAAAGAACTAGAACCAACAGTACCTCAGTTTGTGGCTGATTGGTACGAAGAACACAAAGCTAACTTTGATGAAAGTGTTTGGGAATACCTTGTTAATTGGGAAGAAAATGAGTGGGATAATTTCAAAAAATGGTTTTTTCAAAGTCACAAAAATAAAGCTATTGTAACTCTTGCCAATATGCACCAATTTGGGTACAAAATCGAAAACTAAAAGGAATAGAAAGAGGTGTAAATAGTGGCTTTTGTAAAAATTATAGAAAAAATCGGAAATGCGTGGAAGAAAGAGTATGAGGCAAACTCGGTTCACAGAGACGGAGTTAATGGGGTTGCGATTGAGTTTGGGAAAGTCCTGACCTGTAAGTATTCATTTAGAGATACTTGCCCTGAACAAGAATTGAAATTAAGAAAATGGTATAACTATTATGAACTCTTACTTTTAAAGCGTCGAACATTAGACGGACAAACTCTTGCTATGTCGCCAATAGAAGGAGAGGTTGTTTTATTTGGTTGTAACAAAAAACTGAGGAAGAAATCTATAACTTTGTCATTGATTACGTAAACAATGTAGAAAATACAGAAAAACAAAAATTATTGATTGAGGAATTTAAAAAAACAAAGGAGCAAAACCAATGGAAGAATTAAGACGAAAGTTTGCAGAAAATCTATACTACAAGGCTTGCGAGTTGGCAGAGTGTGATTTGGAAGAATTGGATAATGGAGACGATCTTGACGCTTATTTGATAGAGCAGAAAATGATTGCTATTTGCGAAGCTGTTTTCAAGGAAATGATTTTTGTTGAAGCAGGGCTATCAGGGTTACGCTTTGCTACATTGCCTACGGACAGAGAAGGCGTTATGAGTGAGGTAAGTAAAGAATTGCCATCTGCATTACAGAAGGAAAAACATTAAAGAGTTGACAAAACATAAGAAAAGTGTATAATATAAGCATAGGGATATTTGCGTTCCTTGGGTAAAACCAGAACAACTATAGTCTAGCTGAAAACTACGGTAAGAAGGTAGGGCTATAGTTCGTGTTGATACAGTAGCAAAACTAAAGTTAATGACCTTGTAAGTAAACACGGTAGCAAAACTAGCTGATAGAGCAAGAATTGGCGTTCTTAGTTTTAGAACCAGTCTGTTTAACACGGTAGCAAAATGAGGAAGAAACTTCTCGTCAAATAGCTGAGTTTTGTCACCAATCAATTTAACACAGTAGCAAAACAAGTGGGTAGCATTACAAGTACAGTTAAGAACAACTCAGATATAAAATAAATGAATAACATTAAATAGACCACTCCTAAAGGAACGTATAGCGTAGTGTACTAACCTTTAGGAGTTTTCTTTTTACCAAAAACAGAAAGAAAGTAAAAAGTATTGACAAAATATTGAAAGAGTGTATAATATAAACATAAAGAGATTAAGAAACAGGAGAAAACAATGACCTATACACTAAAAGTACAGATTGATCCAACAGGATATACAGAGTACCTAGAGAAAATCTATAAACACGGTTATAAGTTAAAGCGTGAAATGGTAAATTATTTTAACCGTCAAGAGTATCGAAGAAAATCGTGTGATGATTATAAGTATCTTGCAGAAGAAACTAAACTGCTGAATGAATTACAAGATAAAATCAAAGATACTAAGGACAAAGAGCTTAAAAAAGCCTTGAAAGCTGAGTATAAAGAGAAATCAGAAGAAATTAAAAAGGGTTGGATTGCTCTTAATAATGCTTTTGGTCTAGGGAGTGGTAAGTTTGTTGATTATAAAAACTTAGGGCAGGCTAGTGTGATGTATGAGCGTTACGCAAAAGATGGCATTATAAACTGGTCTAGCTTTGAGAATATGGCGCAAGCAACTAAACAGGGTTATTTGAAGCGCAGAAGTCAAAAGGATAGCGATAATTTTATAAGAGTTCCTAAAGAAAAGGAATTTACAACGATCTGGTACAGAAAGTGCAACCATAATATCTCAATGGACGGAATTTCTTTTGGGAAACGTGGGAATAGAATCACGCTTCCTTGGAAGTTTAGAAAAGATGATGAAATTAGATTATCTTATGCTCTTGAAATGCAGAAACTAGCCTTGTATGCTATTAAACGTGTACTACTCAAAGATAATACATGGAAGTATTACGCCTTGATGGTGTTTGATGGAGCGCCTTATGGAACAAGAGAAAGTTTACCTGCAAAGGGGAAAGTTGTTATTTCCTTAGATATTGACAAGTTGGAGATTGTAGCTAAAAATGACTTTATCAATAAAGAGTTGCGCTTTGACTTATCTAATGACAATGGCTATTCAACCGTACTATCTGAAATAGATACCATGATGGAAGAATCCAGACGAGTGAATAACCCTGATAATTACGAGGAAAATGGTGTTCCTAAAACTGGTGTTCGTCCGTGGGTAAGAACTAATAACTACATTAAGCTATCTAACAAAAAACGCTATATTTGGCATAAGATTAAAAACTATCGAAAAAATCGCTTTGAAAAGATTGTAAATGATATTTTGGAACTAGGAGACGAGTTTGTCGTCTATAAAGAGGACTTTAGAGCCTTGCAACAGCGAAAAGACTTTGATAAAGAAACTATGTCATGGTTTGATACACGCAAGCAGAGAGGCTTTGAAATTATGTTCAACGCTCCTTATGAATTTCTGATATTGCTGAATATGAAATTAAGCTATTTTGGTAAGACAGCAGAAGAAATTACAAAAAGACAATAGAAGGTAGAAGATATGACTGATAAAGAGAAAACAGAAACAATAGAGAGTGAAGAATCTCTAAAAAAATCACGAAGAAATATACTTAGAAAGACTTTAGCTGTATTTCTAATTCTTATATCCTTGGCTTTGATTTTCAATTCAAAAATCCGTGATATGATGATTGTTTGGAACACCAATAAATATCAGGTTAGTCAAGTAACAAAAGAGAATATAGAGGATAATCAAGAGAAAGAAGGGAACTTTGATTTTTCTTCTGTTAATTCTGTTTCATCAGAAGCAGTTTTAGCTTCTCAATGGAACTCCCAACAGCTTCCAGTTATAGGTGGGATTGCTGTTCCTGAGTTAGAAATAAACTTGCCTATCTTTAAAGGGGTTGACAATGTGAACCTACTTTATGGAGCAGGAACTATGAAGCCAGACCAAAAAATGGGAGAGGGGAACTATTCTCTTGCTAGTCATCATATCTTCCAAGGCGAAAATGCAGGTCAACTACTCTTTTCCCCTTTAGCAAATGCTAAAAAGGGCATGAAAATCTATCTGACAGATAAGGATAAGGTATATACCTATGAAATCAGAGAGGTTAAGAAAGTAACCCCTGAAAGAGTAGATGAAATTGATGATCGTGAGGGCGTGAATGAAATCACGCTAGTAACTTGTGAAGATAAGGACGCAATAGAGAGAATTATTGTCAAAGGGGATTTGAAAGAGGTCAAATCTTATTCTGAAACACCAGAAGAAATTTTAAATGCTTTTAATAAGCCTTACAAACAATTTAATTAAGTCAAAAAAAGCTAGTCGGAAGCCTAGCTTTTTATTTATTTTTCCTCAATCAATTTTAAGGGCGTTTTTGGACGTTCTAAGCACGTTTTGATTTTAGGGGCATAAATGGACGGAGAGATAGATAGAACGCAAGAGAGAGGACGAGAGAAGGGGAAATGAGCATATCTACACTTTGTTTATCTGATACATAGGAAAAAGGGATAGGAAATAGCAAAAATCACGCTCAACACAAAAAAATAATACGAAAACATAGAAAAATAATAAAAAGCATTGACAGGGAATTGAAAAAGGTGTATAATATAAACATAAAGAAATTAAGAAACAGAGGAACAACACATGGGATTTTATGTAAAAACAAGCATTAGCAACTTTCAACCTTGGAGTGGGGCTGTAGATACATGGGAAACAATCAAAGAGCATGGGAAAGAAGAACTTTTGGAATCAATTTTAGAAGATATGTACCCAGAAGGTTTAGAAGAAGTCAAGTTAAATGACCTTCTTTGGCATGAATCTGATTGGATTTTAGAAAGCCTTGGAATAGAAACAGAAGATTGATAATGATACACTCTTTTATAAGGGTGTATCATACAAATAAACAATAAAGGGCAACGCAACAAAGCCCTATAAAAAGGAGAGCCACAATGGGATTGGAAATGCACCTATATAAGACCAAACGAGTAGAAGGCTTTTCTGCTACGGACTACGCTTATGCAAACAGGACGTTAGACTATTTCCGAGAAAAAGAAAATGCTAAGAAAAATAAGAAAGAATTTAGCCATACCTTAGAGGATTGGGGAGTTCCTGAGAGTATGACGTTAGAAAAGGCTAAGGTCTTGGAGAGCGAATACACGGATAAGAGTCCAGTTGAACGGTTTAGATTTTTCACTATTTTTGATGAGTTAGGTTATTGGAAACAAGCCAATCATATTCACGCTTGGTTTGTTAAGAATGTTCAAGGTGGAACAGATAACTGGTCATATTATTTTGTGACGAAAGAGAACCTTTTGGAACTAAAAGAGATTTGCGAAAAAGTGTTAGCTTTAAATCCGTTTACTATTAAAAACCACGATCTTTTTTCACTAATTGATAGTGGGGTTATCACTAAAGCAGATTATGAGGGAATAAAAGCTAAACTAGAAGAACTCATGCCTACACAGGAAGGCTTCTTATTTGGTATGACACACTATAATGAAGAATATTTCCAAGAAGTAAAATACACGCTAGAAATCGCAGAAGAAATCCTAAAAAATGGAGATTTTGCTAAATATGTCTATTTCTATCGTGCTTGGGCAACAATGTAAAAAGCATGGTAGCACCAATCCGTTATAACTAACTCCAACTCCTCCCCCTACTGACGCAACAAGAGTAGGGGGAAGGAGTGCTGAAATAACCACTTTATACAGAGATAGGTAAGAGTTTCGCAAACAATCTCCTTTTATAATTGAAACTTGAAACACATAAACTCCGTACAAACTACCTATCTCCCTATAAGGTGGTTATGAATAACCGAAAAAACAAAAAGGAGAATCGCAATGTATCTAGGACAACTACTAGCCTATCCTATATGGCTATATATAGGAGCAAGTGTAATCACTATTGTAGGAAGTGCAATAAAAAACAGTAAGGGGTAGGCAAGTCCTACTCCTTCTACTTTTTGTCAAGGTGGGATTGAGGGAA